ACTTTTTTCCAAAATTGATTTGATGTTGGGTGGCAGTCCCTCCACCTTCAAAGACTTCAGGGTACCGCTCAACAAGTCCATTAACAAATTTACAAAAAAAAAGAGTGCTCCAAATTGCACATCCATTCCAACACTAAGAAATAACTTATCGTCTATCTCTCCTTTGTACCCTTCAATAGAATACATATCTCCTTTCTTATCTGTAATAGGTCGGTATAGTATAGACATTATCTTAGACCAGTTATCATCAATAGTTAATTGTCCAAACTTACTTATATCTACATACGCGCCATAAGACATCTGCGATAGGTTAGGTTCAAATCCATACTCTTTACCATTTAACTGAATTATTTTTTGTAAGGGGTATTCAGTATCGTTTATAAATCCTTCTAATGCAGTTCTTACTGTGTTGTAATCTTCAATAGACAGAGAGTTAATATACTCTGCATTCAATCCACATAGATGCGATAACATTAAAGCAGTTTGTGCTTCTTCGTCATCTGCATAGTTACTCATATCCTTTTGTAGAGTTAGATACTTCTTTAAACTTACACTACTCCAATCAGTTGGGATAGTAAGTGTTATTTCCTTTTGCATATATTTGTTTTATTATGTTATTCAATTGTCTCACCTTGCTTTCTTCGTTACTTAACTTAGCCTGCATCATTATCATTTTTGCCTGTAAATCCTCATTATCTTGCTGTAAATGCTTAGCGTAGAGTATCAACTCTCTGATTTCATCCTCATTCCAGATGTTTTGATTAGTATTTGTATTTTCCAATGGAGATTGCATATGTTCCTTTTGATTGTGCTTTTTGTGATAGAGACATCATACAACCATACCTTGCTGCATCTATTGCATGGTCTAAACCTCCTTCAGGTCTATCAGTTACATAACCATGCTTATCTGTTTCATATTGGTAAGCATACATCTCATTAATTAAATTTTGACTACTCTTTAGTATTTTAATCTTATAGTTCTTCATTACTGATATACCAAAGTTAATACTATCTTTACCTTTCACTACTGGTTTCGTATTAAACCCACTACGATATAATTCCTCTATCAGTCTTGGTTCACTGCTATCGCACCATATAGTTTGCATCTTATCTATCTCCAAATGCTTTAATCTATTTATGATGTCATTCGTAACCATACCCTTTTCATAAATGAGCTCCTCCAAAAATAAAGTATCACTATTCTTATAGATTGCCACAAGAGCACAGGGGTCATTAGAATAACCAGCATCAAACCCAAAGCAGAGAAAGTCAGCTTCAATATCATCGCATAACTCAAAATCAAATATCCCTTTATCGTTTGCAGCGTATTCACCTTGTCCATATATCTTCCAATATTTAGGGTTAGTCAATTGTAAATCCTCAATTGCTTTAATCATTTCCTTTGGCAAGTAAGGGTTATCTCTATATGTTGTTATAAACCTTTCGCAGTCTTGCATCTTTCTTAACCAACTGAATGGGGATATAGTAGGATTATAAGCTAAAATAATTTTACCTGATGTTCTAATAGATAACTGAAAGAATGACTCTTCATCTATCTCACTTGCTTCATCTATAAAAAGTATATCCGATTTAACTCCTCTTAACTTTTCAGCATCATCAGTTGAAATAAATTGTATTACACTATCTTGCAACTTATATACTCTATCCGTTACATTCCAATCATCTTCTCTAAACAACTGCAATGATTTTAGGATATCTATGAAGTCTTTTATTATTGTTCTCTTCAGCGATGGTATAGTCTTTCTTACAATCGTTATAGTTTGTGGATGTTCTATTGCTTGTACTATGGAGTATTGTAGGATAGCAAATGATTTACCGCTACGCGTTCCTCCTATGTGGTGTGTAGTTCTTGCAATACTATTTAAGATATTATCAAACGTGACAGTTGTATCAATCGTTATTTCCAATTTCTTTTCTGTTTATGTTAATACTAATCTGCTGTATTCTATGTTCTATCTCACCTTTCATTTCTGTCCTACTCAATTTAGGTAAAGTATATTCCATTAACTTTAACGCAAGGTCTATTGCTTTCTCTGGGTCTCTCTTCTTTATCTCCTCTAAATCTTTTTGTATTGTGTCCAATGTATTATTAACTGCACGAGCAATAGTTAACTTCATTTGTTCTGTGCTTCTATTCATTGCACCTAATGGTCTCCCATTTTTATTTATCCTCGTATCTCCTTTAACGAATGGCATATTGTAGTCTATTGTATTTATCTATAATAATAACACCACTTACTTTATTTTGTAGTAGATAGTATCCATTTGTAGAGATGTGGTCAGGATGCCACCTTAGAATTAGGTTGTAACCTATTTTTATAATGAAAGGTATTTACTACATAATAATATAAATGCAATAGCACCTATGTATGCGAGTAATAAAATCCATATTTCGTTTCCTTGTTTATTCTTTTTCATATTATTCTTTCAAATCCATATACTTTTAATGTCCTTCCTTCACTATCTGCGATTATCAACATACCTGCTAACTCATTTCCTTTAAGTATAATCTGTTTGTCCTTTATGTAAGTCCAATCAAATCTAAGTTGCACATACTGATAATCTATATTAGTATTCGTAGTAGTCATGATGATTTGGATAATCCTTTTGAATATTATTTCTACTCTTTGATTGTTTAGCTTCTGCAGTTTCTTTATCTCTCCTATCTACTATCCAATTTAATATTCCATTTGCTTCTATCTCTTTTAACTGATTATTATAATGATTAGTTATTACATCTCTATCACCTGTTTTCTTGTATTCTTTCCATGCATTACTTAGTTTAGTCCGAATTGAACAAAACCTTCTACCTGCTTCATGTGTTTTATTGTCAAATGGATAGTTATCTTTCTTTGGATACTTCTCTCTCCTTATAGTTTCATACTTCTTTTGTTTTGCATTTACACACTTATTACAACTATATCTTGGTTTAGGTGTGTGAAATTCTGCACCACATCCTTTACATATTCTTGTTTCTCCATTCTTGTGGTCAAACTTCTTATTCCATAATCCTGCCATGTAACTTATTTGAATGGGTTATCTAATATACTCTCTAAATACTTTCTTATCTTCTTAACTGATATAAAGGTTGTACTCTTACTTATACCTATCTTTTTACTTACTTCATCTAGTGTGTCCGATGACATCCAATACAATTCAAATATCTTTGCTTGAGGCCATTGTCTAGTTACTTTGAGTTTACTTAATTCATGCATCACTTCTTCATGTGCAGTTTGTAATCTTATATCCCAATCTTCATCGTATGGTATATCTTCTTTTTCATCTGGCATTTCTTCTACTAATATAGTCTTATTAAGTTTCTTTACCTTATTCATAAACCTACTATGTAAAAACTTATTACAATAAAATAGGTTGTAACTATCTCCCCAAAATATCTTAGGGTTGCATTTTAGATGTAGGTATTCAAATAGTTCACTACATAAATCTTCAGCTTCTTCTTGGTTCTTTGTTACCTTCTTTGCTTCATTAACTAACCAACCATTATGTTTGTTATATAGATTAGTTAGTCTTTCATTACATTCTAGTTGTAAACTACCTGTAATCATTTACTTATTCTTTATGTAATCATTAAGAAAGTCAACTGCCCTTTTCCAATGTGCTCCACTACTACCACACATACAAGGTTGAGGTTCTTTCTCACCTCTTATATGATTGAATGTATTCCAAACATAATGTGCCTTATCCTCTGGCAATCTAGTCGTAATTTGTTTTAGAATACCTTTCAGCTCTTCTAATTGTACTTCTGTTAATTCCATATTACTTTAGAGATTTTAATTTAGGTAATTCAATTGATTTCTTTTCTGGTTGTCCTTGTTGTTTAATAGGATTTTGTAGATTTAAGAATGGTTTTAATGCTTGAATGTTAGGATGGTTGCCTGGAAATCCAATCGCCATACTTGCTAATATCAATACCATATCGTTTACTGATGTCATCTTTGACCAGTCTACCATATATACTGATGTCTCATCTACTAATAATTCTTGTTCCTTTGGTGCTTCTGCGTAACTAATTGGCATAATGTTTGTGTTTTATTTATTGTACTTGATTTTTAATCATATCATCTATTTCTTCATCTGACATGTTATGTTGATATTTCCATGCGTAGTATCTTGCTAATGCTAATACTGATGTATATAAGTTCCATTGTTCTCTTGCTTCTGATGTTGATAACCATTCAAAGAACTTATTCCAATTATCTTCTCCTGTTATGTATTTAGTATTACCCATGTCAGGTAAACTTCTCATAAACTTTCCCTCTTCAATTATTTGTTCTACAGTGAAAGGTAATCTCTTTTCTCTTTCTTGTTTATGTAATTCTAAACTTTCTTCTTTCGTTAGTATCTTTATATTCATATTATAATTTAATACCATCTGGACATCCAAATAGTTCGTTAAGATAAATCTGTCTTTCTAAACATCCACATGATTGTTTGTTGAATACTTTTATTGCAATCCATCCTGCAATATCTTTTCCTCTACCTAATAATATAATATCTATGATTGCTGATACTATATTCCCTACTTTAATAATACACATTACTTCTTTAATTTTAATTTATCTACTTTATGCCACTTTTCTGTATTTTCCTTTCTAGTTAATAATTGTAAGTTAGATAATCTATTATCACACTTTTCATTATTTCTATGGTCAATTACTACTGAAGGTTTAATATCTCCCATAAAGGATGACCAAACTAATCTATGTAAAAGTATATAATATCTTTTTCCCTGTGAGTATGGATTAACTTCAATATATCCTCTATTTTGATTTGATGGTACAATCAATCTGTAATTACCAAAGATTGGTTTTGATTTTGAATTACCATGATAAACTGATTGTGATACTAATCTACCTAAATTAGAAATAAGATAGTTTGTGAATTGTATTCCATTATAGGTTGGAACTAACCATGTTTCTTCTGTGCCCATTTTAATTAATTTTGTTATACTCTAATATACGATAATAATTTGATATTACCAAATCTTTCTGTATATAAGTATTAAAAAAAATAGAAAGCAGAAAAAAGGGATTAGCTGTGAGAATTAATATTAAAATGGCACTTTCAAAATTTATAAACAGCTAACCCCAATATATTTAGTTAGTATCACACTCTATATAATTTTAGCTAAATGCTGATAGAGTATTAATTAAGTGATACCATTATTATAACACTACTTTTTTAATTTGTATTTAATCTTTCTTAATTTCTTTTTAGATTTTATCTTTTAATGTTTAGTTGCTTTATGCTTTGCTTTCTGGAAGTTACAACTTTTTTTTGATATTTCCTAATTTATTTTATAATCTTTCACTTTAATTATTCAGTACTGCTTTACTGTTACTGTACTACTGTACTGTTTATGATTTAGATATTGTCTATCTTACACCCCCCTTACCCCCCTCATAGAAAATGAAGAGATAAGAGAGAGAATAATTAAAAGAGAATACCTAATATGATTTGAGTATCGCCTACCTTTACAGAGCCCCCATACTTTCGTACAATTATATATATCAAAATAAATTTCAAAACGATAAAATGTGGATAACTTTATTTTTGGGCATAAAAATACCCCGATGTAGAAACACCGGGGGTTGTTAAGGGAATATGAAAACCCCTAACTTACATTAAAACTTCTTTAATTATTATTATATATCTAAATATTCATTTACTGTTTCAGTCAATTGTCTAATAGAAAAGAAATTCTCTCTACCATACTGATAACCTTTTTCATCTACGGAATAAAAATCCCAATATGCATCTCCATCATTATTTGATGGGATATAATCAATTCGGTATTTAGTTTTACTACATCTTAATTGTAGTGCATCAAATTGTTCTTGTTCGTCTTTGTTCATCTTATATTGTGTTTAATTGTGAATATACATTAGTGATTGACAACTTTGGAAACATCTTCCCAAATATTGATTTAGCTAATTCTTTCTCCTTTCTTCCACCGAACTTAAACATACCACCAATGGTATCATAAACTGCTAGTCCTTCATCCTTAAATGTTTCACTACCGCCTGTTCTAGTTCTAACTTTACCCTTTTCCTTAAACACTGCAATACTTGATAGTGCTTGCATTTCTTCTATTGTCCAATCTCCATTTTTGGATTTGAATACAGGTCTTTCAATCAGTTTTAATCCGGCTGCTCCTGGCATCATACTTATAATAAGTTCATCATGTTTAGGAGCAATGGTTAAGACTTCATGTCCTCTTTCGTGCATAAAGATTACTTCTCTAATTTCGTTTATCGTTCTCATGTTGTATTGTGTTCAGCATTCCTGTCCCCGATTTGTTGTTAATTATTATTGTATGTTCCAATTATCTATATCAATTGGTGGGATATGTTCATCATCATTCGGTATGAAATCTAAGTCATCATCAACATATGGTGAATACTTTTCGGTGTTTAACTGAAAGTTTACGAATGAGTCTATTTGTTTCAACATCTTCAATTCACCTCTTGTCTCATGAAATCTATTCCAATATTCATATTTGTTTTCATATTCATCGGCCTGTAATTTCTCATACATAACCTGTCGTTCTTCTTTTATATCAGTCCTCTTATCTTTGATAAAGGTACGGATAGTTTGTAATTTATTCATATTATTTATTTTTATCTACCTACTTCTTGTAGGTATTTTTGTTTACATTCATCCCATGTCATACCGATTACATCAATATAATATAGGGTTTCATTCTTTAATCTACTTTCATTATAGAGTTTTGTGTATCTACTTACTGCATGTTTTTTCCACCATTGTATCATCTTAGTATCATCTACAAACTTAGGTTTTAAGATTAAATCTTTCACTTCAATTTTACTACAAAGATAGTCATTACCATTTTCATACATACCTGCAAAATAAATACCTCTCTTAAATCCGTGATTGTATTTATCCGGCTTAATATCAAACTCTTTGAATATTCTTTTTAATACATTTTGTTTAGGGCCAGTTGCAAGCATTGCTTTTGCATACCATACAGGGTCTAACTCTTTTACATAGTGATGCATGGGTTCATACACACTATCATCGGGTTTAATACTAATCATTCCTTTACTTTCACCTAATGTTTTGAAATTAGGTAGTCCGTTATATTGTGAATGAATACCATACAAAGAGGTTGTAGTAATTCCTACAAGGACATCGTTATATCTTTTATACCACTCATCTCTAATTACGGGTGAGGTTGCGAGTAATGATACTAACTTACCACCTAACATATTAAATCCCAATGGTTGAACTGAAACGATTGTGGATGCAATTGTAGTATTGTTTAACTTACCATCAACAAACTTATTATCCTTAGTCCAACCTATGTGTTTATCTCTAACACCTAAACTTGTGACATCTGAACTTAAATTGATTAAACCTAATATCTTGCCTGTCTTTCTATCTTTGATATATACTTTCATATTACGACCTACACCTGTATCATAACTCATAGTATGAATTAGTTTTCTAATACCAATCCATCTATTAGTTTCATTGTCATTAGCTATTTCAGCATATGGTTCTAATGAATTGATTTCACTTATCGTTAAATCGTAGTTTGACATATCGGTAGGAAACCATAGTAAATCGTAATAGGAACTCAAACGGGGGAGTTTCTCAAAGTTTGAGAGTAAATCCCCATTTAGTTCTATCCACTTCTTATATAGGGTTTGTTCCTCAACTGACATGGATGCGATAAAATCCATATTGGATATAAAGTTATCCTTACATCTTTGTAAATCAAAGGTAGTGTCCTCACTCTCCCAAAACTTATTACTTGAATTTAATTTCACCACTTAAAGTTTTTTTTATAAAGTCATCTTCTGTCAATTCAGACATACCAAAATCATTCAATCCCATATCCATAATGTCTTTTGTATCATGGTCATATAGGTCATCAATCATATCATCTACATTCTTAAACACATCGTTGATATATTCTCTCCTACTATATAAAAGTATGTGGGCAGTTTCTTTGTTGATATATGTTTTTAATCTATCCAATGTCTCTACAATTTCTTCTATCTTTTGTATTTGTTTTACTGTCATAACTTATGATTTTGAATTATTTGTGTCAATGAATATTAAGATGTCTTGTAGTGTTTGGACTTTCTGTGAATAAATTGAATTCATTTCATTCCAAGACTTCTTAGTCCCATTGAACTTTTGGTCTTTAATCTTCCATAATGCACTTTTCTTACTTGCCCAATAATTCATATCATTTTCAATATGATTTCTTATTTGTTCTACTGTCATGTTGTTTGCCCTTATCGGGACTTTGTTTTTTAATTATCTATTCTTGTGATTATCAGTATTCCAATAATCTCTTTTCTTTGTTGTTCCGTCTAAGTCTATTGTATAAAACATATCTAATGTTGTCTCTAAACCTTTCACTTCAACTTTGAGTTGTTTGATTTCCTCATACATTACTTTCAATGCATGTTCCATTTGTTCTTGTGTCATAACTTGTTTGTTTAATAAAAGGGGAAGGTATTTCACTTCCCCGATTTTGATTACGATACTTTCGGTAATTGTTTTAACAACTTACTTCTATTGGAAGTATCCAAATATTCACCACATCCTTCCACCTTAACACCGGCGAACTGAACATCCGATGTGTTTACGATAATTGCTAATACACTATCAACACATTGTTCAATTGCACTTTGTTGTATTGTTTTGAACATCTCGTCAGAACCATCAATCCAAAACGGCATTATACAATTACTCTTAACTCGTATGATAGGCTTATCTAACTCATCACTCTTTTCTAATTCAACCTCCTCAATTTTAATAAGGAATGTGTATTTATCACTTTGTTTTACATTGTGTACAAGTTCCATTGTGACACCGAAATTATCTTTGATGTCAATAGAACCAATGTTCTTTTTATCCATTTCTTTAATTACCATTTCACCATCACCATCAACCTCTAATGATGAAAATGTATCTACACCACTTTCATCCACTTTTGATGGGTCAACCAATGTTGATAATGATACACCGAAGAATACCTTACCACTTTGGATTTTACGGACATAATGGTTTTTACTAAGGTTTTTGTTCAGTTCTTTAAGAATACTTCTATTCATGTTGTTTTTGTTCCGTTTGTTTACCTACGGGACTATCGAGGTTTTTGTTTATTAAAATATTGGGGAGATTTTCACTCCCCGTTTTTTGATTATTTCCAATCCGGTTGAATTGAATTACTGATTGTAGTGGTAAAGTCTTTGATTAAAGTTTTAATCACTTTTAACTGAAACTTATCAATGTTTGTAGAACCAAGATTTGTAATCTTTGTTTCCGAATATGTTACCATACCACCTACTTTTATAGTAATGTAATCCTCAGTTATTTTAACTGAAAACCATACATCGTCTCCACCTGTTGTAGTTTCAAAAACCTCAATTTTACTATTTGGTTTATAACCTAATTCAGGTTTAGTTGATAATTCAAAATAATCCACATACCCTGGTTCTTGATACATGGGAAGTTTTTGTAATTGTTTTTGTGTTAAATACTTTGATACCATTTGTGTTTGTGTTTTTGTCTTTGACATTTTGTTTGTTGTTTTGTTCATAAAAAATAGTGTAGGTCACCACCCTTTGTTTGTTTAATTTATATTATTTTACTATTTCCCAATTATATCCATTTATACACCAACCACATTCATCACTAATGTAGTCTGCACCTATTTCCTCAATTAAATCGGCAGGTGTTTGTTCTTCACTCCAACCTAATTGACCTAATGTAGTTTCAATATCATCTACTGTAATATCTTCACCATCACCATCAACATCAATATCATAGAAACGGATAATAGTTTCTTCACTTAATTTTACTTTACTCATAACTTTTTGTTTTATTGTTTTATTTACTTGTATCTTTTTTTAATGTCATACCATTTTTACCAAAAACCATTTGATAATCTCTATGATAAACTGTCATAGAATTATCACCATTTTCGTCAATCAAAATATCAAAACCTGCGTTTGATAATAAATCGTAGGCCTGAAACCATACATTCTCTAATTCTTGTTTTTTACTCATTTTTACTTTGTTTTTCATTTTTGTTTAATTTATATGTAATAATATTTGTTTCCAACTTTCACTCTTTCTTTTGGTGTTTCTTCTTCCTCTAACCAAATACCACCGATACACGGATATACTGTAACGATATTCCAATCACACCACCATTCAGGTTTTGGTCTTTCTCTACCCCAAGTTGACCAACTAAATCTATTTGACTTTAATACGAAAATACAATTGTGTTCGTCATTTATTAAAAATCGTTTTTCTATTCCGTCACTATCTTTTCTATTTAAGGTCTCTAAACATTGGTTAGTCAGGCTAGTAGGTAATCCCTCAATAGAAGGTGTATGACTCCATACATTATCTAATAAGGTTTCTAATGGAACATTAAATCTTTGTTCAGTTCTTTCTCTAAAATGGATAGGAATACCAAAAGTTTCTTTTAACTTACTATGTTGATAGTTTAGAGAATTGGGGTCAAATCTGTTGTTATTTTTTATAATCATATTATATGTGTATGTATTTACTCACATACGAGAGGTTTAGTTATATTACAATATTTTTATATATCCCCTATTGAGTGGGTTTGTCTACACAATATACGACAAATTTCTCTATCTACCTAATCATTATGGTAAAAGTTATCCACATTTTATCCACATTTTGTAACTGATTGATTACCAATTGGTTATGCGTAAGTGGTTGATTGTCAATATGTTGTGTTTTTCGTCTCATAGTTTTCATAGTCTCCGACCTGGAAAACACAAGTTACGACAAATATTTTACTCTACCTAATCATTTATGAGACGATTTGTCAAAATCCCAAAAATTCTTTATTGAGTATCAACGAGTTACATATATAAATTTACCTTATTTGTCAGTTTTTACATAACTCGTTGATAATCAATTGATTAGCTAAAAATATGTTAAAATTATGTTAAAATGCATAACTCGTTGATAATCAACCAGTTACGAAAAATAGGGTATTTTGACCATATTATGATTTTTTACTATGTATAACTCACACTATTCCTCGAAGTGAAAAACGAAGATTTTCGTAGATAAAAGTAAGTGCATGAAAAAACCCCCATTCCTGAGGGTTTAGTTACTTTTGGTATATTATCCTTACTTTACAAAGAAAGTGTCTGTATTTAGGTTATAACCTATTTTGTGGGGATTTTAACGACCTTGTCCAACATTCTTTTTTGTTGGCTTATCTTTTGGCCCTTTTCCCTTTTTTGCTTTACCCTGTTTTTTAGTTTTAACTGCTTTAACAGGTGACATTCCTTTTGCCATTATATACTCTTCTTACTTTGTGTTTGTAAGAATGCAATTTCAGTTTGTAGTTTTGCTACCTCTGTTGATAGGTGTAGGACTAATGCTCTTAACTCATCTTTCTCTTTACTATTCCTTTCTAACAATGCTTCTAATTTACTTATTCTACTTTGACAATCATTTCTGATATATCTTTCATCATCCTCTTTATGAGATGCTCTTTTTTCAAAGTATCTCCATGCACTTGCACCACCTAATGTAGTGATTGCAGTTATAATTACTGTGTATATATTTTCCATATCTTAATCTTGAATTGGAATGCAGTTAGGGACTTCTCTACCATCCATATCTTTCATTCCGTATTGTTCATAACCCGCAGTACAGGGGTCGTTTTCATCTTTTAAGTTTATTCCTCTATACTTTGTATCGTATGATACTCTAGCCATTACTTTTGATGTAGTGTCAGTTATCTTAGACATATTTTCTTTATCCCAATATGAATAACATATTGCTGCTGCCTGTGATTGTTCATATCCTGCACCTACTTCTTCTCCTATACAACGAGAGATAAAATCGTTTTCACTCTCTCCTTTTTTTACATTTACTGGCATATTAATTAATTGTGTATGTTTTACCCTCAAACTTAAATGAGGAAATATTATCGTATGTTAATGTTCTCCATCCTTCTATTGTAGTAGGAGCAACTAAGTTCACCATACCTTCTTCTTCTTTTGTTACACTTTGGTCAGAATTACTAAAAAATCTACCCCAATACATTTCATAAGATGCTCTATGTGTTGGTGATATTGCAGTTCTCCATTTTACAAACATAGGATTACCTGCTGAACTACTCTTCAACATATTCTTAAACTTAACCATCGATACTGATGGTAAAGCAAATCTTTCAATATTCTTTATGTAAGTATTTTGGTTCATATTATTTTAATGCGGGTGCAATACTGCCACTAGCTTTTTGTCCTGGATAAGATGATGTGATAGATGGTTGTGCTTCCGTTTCAGTTAATAAACCTAAAGTTCTTAATTTGTTTCTACTCCAACCTAATGCTGATTTACCACCCCATGCCATATACATAAGATACCCACATCCATCGGTAAATGATTTTGATGTTTCTAAATCACCTTCGTGTCTACTTAAAAATGAATACATTCTTTTTATAGTATCTACTGAGATAGGTTCACCTTTTGCTAATTGGTTAGCTCGTTGCTTCCCAACCGGAGTTCCACAACTACCCCAACCATTATCATTAGCATATTTCAATGCTGCTTTAGCATTTGATTTAACACCATCTGGATAGTCTGAATAACTTTCCATTTCAATTCTTTGACCTTTACCATATCTTTTATCTTTCCTTATGATTGCTCTTAATGTAGATAAAAATACTTCTGCTTCTTGCTCTGTCAAATCTTCAATATCTTTTAATAGAATATCTTCTTTTGATGCATGTATTAAGTTATGTGTAAATAATCCTTCTATACTAAATCCTTTTACCTTTCCTGTTTTTACATAGTCTTTCCAAATCTTAGGGTCAGTTATCTTAAACATACCCATCCATGAACCATCAGGTATTCCTGATAAACCATAGTTATTTGATTTGTCTAACTTACCTTCTTTAATCCAAGACTCAACGAGATGGACACCTTTAATACTCATGTCATGTTCTATTGTTGCTTTATCAGTATACTTTTTCATTAAGTAATTCTGTGCAATCTTCTTAACCGTCTCTTTGGTAAAATACACATGGTATGGTTGTCCCTCTCCGTCTACTCTTAATATTTTCTTTTCAGGTAATAATATTGGCCCTATTAACATTTGTTGCTCGTTATCCGTTGCAGCAAACATTACTTCTTCTTTATCAAAGAAAATGAAATCAGATTCAATTGCAGGACTCTCTACTAAAGAGATTGCAAATACTTCATCCTCATTATCTTCTATTTTTAATTCATATAGCTTCATAGTATAATAACAATAAAATTATTAAAAATGGTTATCCTGCACTAAATGTTGCAGCTCTCGAAGTTCTTCTATCTAATGCCTGTTGTGATGTCATATCTCCACTAACTACATATGCTTTGATTGGCCTTTGTGCCGCAGATATAGTTTCACCTATTTGTTGTGTTGGGTTCATACCACCAGTAGTTTGTATTTGTGGTGCTGCAGTTGCTGCTACTGTTGGTGCATTTGGTATTGCTCCTCCACCTGCAGATGATGCACTACCTCCGGTTGCTCCCGCTGATTTACTTTTACCTGCTGATAATATAGCTGCGATTTGTGCTGCGGATGATACACCCACTGCAGCTATTTGTAAATTAGTATTTACTTTCAATGCAGCCTTTCCAGCGATACCACCTGCAACTGCTGCTTTACCTGCTGCTGCTTCTGCAATACCTAATGGTGCAGTAATTGGGTTTACTAATTTAGGTATTGCCATTAAGATTGCTGCATTACCACTTGCAATTGCTTTATCGTATTCAAATTGTGCAGCTCTCGCATTTACTAATATCTGTCCAATAGATGATGCAGCATTGATTGCAACCTGTGCAATACCGAATGCTTTAGCCATTGCAGAACCCTGTTCAAATACACCTATCAATGAACCAAATATACCCTGAATATTTTGACCCAAACTAACCCACGATTGTGCTACCGCTTGATTAGTTTTAAATGTTACATCTTCTCTATCTGCTTCTAATTTCTTAATCTTTTCAAATTGGTCTAATTGGAATTTAGCAAGTTCATCTGCATCTTTTAATCTCTTCTCTTTATCCTTTGCATCTAATTCTGCTTGTTTAGCTAAATACTTATCATCAATTTCTTTTAATGCATCAGCTTGTGCTGCTTTTAAAGTAGTTGTATCTTCTCCGTATTTAGTTGCTAATGCAATCAATCTAGAATAATGTTCATTAACTTTATATTCTTCGGCATCTCTTTCAGAAAGTAATTCTAACATTGCTTCTTTCTGACCATCCATTAATTCTTTTAACTCCTCTTCTCTTTTCTGTTTAGCTTTTTCAGCTGCATCATCTCTATCTTTCTGTTGTTTGTCTAAATTCTCTTTTTGAGTTTTAGTCATTACTTTCTGACCTTTCTCAAATCTTACTACTGCTTCATCGTAGTTATCACTAAATGATGTTACTGATGATTTAGCATCTTCCCATGCACCTTTGAAATCTCCTTTGAATAATTTTACAACTGCCGAACCTAACTTACCTAATGATTGGAATACTGCCGTTACTGCTGAATAAACTACTTTGAATGCTTTTGTTACATACGGCATTACATTTATTGCTAACTCTATAAATCCATCTATTAAAGGTTGTAATGCACCTAATATACCATTCAAAGCCTGTTCAAACATTATAAGGATAGGTTCAAACTTTTTCATTGTACTATCTGACTTTGAAAGAGCTGCAGCAAATCCTCCTAATAAAGAAACGATTAAACCGATACCTGTTGCTTTTAATGCAGCACCAAATGATTGTGTAGATACTTTTAGTTTATTCAACCCAGCACCAACCATACCAATAGGGCCACCTGCACTTTCTAATGAGTCTATCCAATCTGCAGCAGCACCTTTTGCTGATTTAAGTTTATCTTCCAAATCATCAATCTCTCCTACCAATCTTTTGAAATCGGCAGAACCTGCAGCAGTTTCTTTCAATTGCTTTTTTAATGCTTTCAAATCTGCAATAGAATTAGCAGCGTTGGTTTCTACATCAACTTTTACTTTGATTTTCTTTTCTGCCATAATCTGCGTTTAATATTTTTACCTATATCTCTAAATGTGTAAGGTATTGCGTATTTACCTTTTGCTATATCTACATTTTCACTTACTCCGTAAAACTGATTTGTTTGCAATAAATCTATTATAGTCTTTATCATATTATAATAACATTAAAATCTTTATAAATAAGTGAGGGGAGATATACTTCCTACCTTTTGTATCCACTTATAATACTCATAGGAACAATAATCCTGTGAAATAAGGAGGTTTGTACCATAAGGTAAAGTATTTGTATATCCACCTTTATAGAACAAATTTTGACCCATTTCTGTCACTCCTGCATTATGTAGGAATTGCTTACCTTCTATCGATTCGATTTTATCAGTTGCCCAACAAAAAGATAATTTATCGGTTACCTTTACTTCATTTCCAAAATACCATGCATTCCAAAGTAATGACCACATTCCAGCAGTCCATTTTTGTATTGGATAATCTCCATCATGTTTCTTTTGGTATAGATGTTCGGTCTCACAAAACATTTTATATAATGCAATACTATCTTTTTCAACTTTATTCCAAAAAGAGTATGTAGAGTTCTTAATTAAATGTTGTGCTCCACCTGAATTTGAATTACATATTTTAGGTACTATACCATCTAAACCAACAACATTTAACATTCTATCATATACTTCTTCACCTTTTGAAATAATATAATCGTAATTGATGTATGAATTAGTATCACTAAAATACCAAATGTTATTTCCTAATAATTGCCAAGTTTGTTCAAATGGTTTTAATAATATTGTATCACTATCATGAAACATTATTGTCTCATTCTCTAATTCAGGATGTTTTTTAAAGTGTTGTTTTACTGCATTAAAATATATAGAAGGAATATAAGACTTATCCATCCTAGTATCATTATAAAAATGAAATCCAATATAAGGATAATTACTTTGTAAAACTTCAATTTCTTTTGGTATTTCACCATCAGTAAGAAATAGAACATGAATATCAGCAGGAGAAACCCCATTTTGAATGAAATTATTTACATATACTTCTACTTGCCATGCATAATATATTGTTGCAGGTTGTGCGGATATCCACTTCATATTAACAAGCCGATTGTACTGTAAATGTTAAATTACTACTACCTCCAATTGTTCCATCAATAATACATGCAGTATATACTGTACTATTTGCATCAACAGTTCCACCAACTCCGCTTCCACCACATCCAGTTCCACTCCAATATCCAGTATATCCACTACCATTGGTAATTTGATATGTGTCACAATCAGGTGCTAATGTTGTAGTTGTTGTCGTTGTGCTTGTAGTAGTTGTACTTGTCGTAGTCGTGCTAGTCGTAGTCGTACTCGTCGTTGTTGTAGTTGTTGTAGTTGGAGTATTTGCTTCCGCAGAACTAAATGTATCACTAATAATCGGCCCTAACAATTGTAAATTACATGAACCATCTTTTAATGAATAATCGTTTATTGCACGAAGATGATAATAATTACCTCTGAAATTTACAATGTCATTCAATTCCATAGTGAAATAATCTTTTAATGGAATGATTGCAGAACAATTTACTAATCTTGTTGTAGGGTTGTAAAGTAAAGATATGTATGTTTCCCAATAATTTGTATAAAGACTACCTGTTGGTACTTCACCATAAGATGCTCCTTCATTATTAAAAAGTAAACTATCGCTATCTATCGTTGGAAAACTACCAGTAACAACATTATAATTGTCGAAATAAGGAAATGAGGTTTGTGCATATGTTACACCACCAAAAGTTGCAGAACCACTTTCTATCCAATATTGTTCACAATCAATCAGTCCATTGTAAAAATAGACATGTGGCAAAACTCTTGCAGGATTATAGTTTTGGTCACTAATAAATGTTGGTATGTATATTGGAATTATTTGACTCATAATATTTTATTTTAGCAGGAGTAAAAGGTATCGCTTCCTATTATTCCGGTTGTAGTATTAACTGCAGTTGTTGAAATTCCAGGCCCTTTACTAAACCACCTAAATCCAGTTACAGGTGATGTTGCATATTGGTCATAGAATAAAATCTGACCTGGTGTGAATGCACCATCTAGTGTATATACATTAGTTGAAATCGGTGAGCTACATACATAAATTGGATTAGGATTTGAACTTAATTTCACATTACCTGCAAAGAATGCAGTAGGTGTTGGATTTACATTAGAAACACTGCCTGATAATCCTGTTCCTGCAATTCTTATCAATGGGTCAGATGCAAATGTAGTTTTAACTTCAAATGTACCTTGTGAATAAAAATTGGTTGTATCTATGTAATATGTTTTACCATATTCTCTATTTGCAGCTTTACTGAATTGTTGAGAGATATAATCTTGGTCTAATGTATCACCAAAGTTTAATTCATTTACTGCTAAGTTATTTGCAGCAATTACTTCTATCTTATCATCTAAATTAATGTATTTATTAAAATCTTTTACCTCACCTCTTTTATACCATTCATTAAATGTTTCAATTATAAATTCATTAGGTTTAGTATTATTAGGATAAATTACTAAATTAAACTTCTTTTGCAATCCTAATATAAAATCAATCTGTTTAATACCTGTTGTACCATATGGCATATTAGAAGGTATATCCATCACTCTACCATCAGCTGCCTGATTTACTTCTCTAATTTCTATAAAAGATTTAGTTGTACCTCTTGGGTCTAATGTCACAAGAGGTTGTGCAGTTGGTGGTGGATTATTTGGTGATTGTCTTATTTGAAAATAATAATTACCTGCTGGTATAGTATTGAATTTGAATTGACTTCCTAATTCATATGTTGTATTGATACCGGTTGCACCTCTACTTTGTTGTAGTTGGTCAAAGAAATTAATATACGATGATACAGCTTGTGTAGAATAAGGAGTTGAACTACCTGTTTCTAGCATTCTTATTTGCCATGTTCCATTCGCAGTAAGTGTACCTGGCATATTATTTACCGAGCAACTTACATTTATATTTATATTTAATGCACCTTTTAAGTTAGTCGTTTTCTCAACTCTATATGCACCATTTGTATAAAAGTTTTGTGGGTCGGATAACTCATTATACCAAGGTAAAGTTGTCCAACTACCAGATGCAAGTGTTATGTCTGTCATACCACTACCTGATATTGCACCTACTTTTATTTTACCATATGTTTCCAAATCAACACCAGCAAACTCAGGATATTTTAATGAGTTATTACAAAATAAATACATATCATTTATAAATGGTTGATTCATAAATGAAGATGTGTAAGTATATCCTGCTTCTTCAAAGATTGCATCTAATACAGGTTTAACTCTAATTGCAGGTTTGAAGTTTTGAACTGTCAATGCACCATCCTGGTCATCCATACCAAATAAATTATCTGAACCTTGTGTAAATGCATATCCACTACCATAATCTGCTAGGGGGTAAACTATATCACCATTGAAAAGATTACCACTCCAACTTGCTGAAATGTTATCTAATGATGCAGTATGGTTATATTGTGATAAAGAAGTTAAATTCGTTAAATACAATCTATTTGTATCTCTTGCAAAAGATGAAAGAGTACCATACAAAGTAATTTCATAACTTTCAATAAACTTATTTGCAATTACATTTACTTTGTTAAGTTGTATATAACCATCGATAAGATATATTGAATCAAAATCAATGTATGCGGGTACTTTTATATTCGTTGCAAATAAAAATGGATTTTCAATACTGATATCATATACATGCTCAAAAAATGCATTATTAACTTTTGTTCCAGGTATTGATATTTGACGAGTGAATGTAGCAGGTAAAACTCCTATATCAAA